TTCTTCCGCATCATCGGATTCTTTGATGTCTTTTACGTCTTCTGGTGAAGTTGACGGATGGTGTTTACCTGTGCCAGCGTCAGCGTCTTTTTTCTTAGCAATGTCGGGCTGCTCTTCTGCTTTCTTGTCTTTAGCATCTAAGTTGGCACCACCCTTTTCCATAGGCTCGCCACCGCTTTTGTCAGCACGACCTTTATGTGTATCAGTTCCGCCTTCTCCCGCAATCGGGGATTCTGCTTCTGATTCATCGGCTGTTGATTCTGCTTCTAACAATGATCTGTATCTAGCCATGACGTTCTCCTTTAAGTTTATTAACTGATTTATTTATAATTATAGATATTAGCGAAAAGATTTCAAGAACTTGTTGAATAACGCAAATTTCTGCTCTTCAAGTTGTTTCACTGATAACCGTTTAGTCTCTTCTTGAATACGGTCAAGGGTGTTAGCGGCTCTCCAAGAACTCCCGCCAACATCGTAAACCCATTCAACACCTTCCATGATGCCTCGGACAAAGGCGTCTGGCGCTGAAGGATCAGCAACAATATCGCCCGCTGTGGCAAGCATAAAGTCATCTTGTACTTCCATAATACCTTTTTTGTTCTCTTTCAATGAACCCATGCCACGAGATGATACACCCAGTGTCGCACCTTCGTCCATCAAACTCTTCACTATATTACCCATAGGAGTCGCCATAATCTTCGCTTTTCCTACAAAGTTCGAACCGTCTTGCTTGAGGTTTACAACGTTATGAGATACACGGTCTAGGTTTACAGTGGGACCATCGGGGTGTCCAAGTTCACCAAACGCACGTTTCTTATTGACGTATTGCTCGTTGTATCGATGTACTTCTTTCGCTATAACATTAGAGGGATATACACGACCATTGCGATTCTTGATATCACCTTGCATAAAGATACCTTCGATGAAGTAGTCTTTACTTCCATCCTCCTTAGCTTCACTAAGATACTGTAGGTCTTCATGTACTTCGCAAATAAGTCTCATGTGTTTTTTCCTTTATCCAAGTTTACTAAATGAGAAGTCCATCATCTTCAAGAATGATGATTCGCTCTTATTTAGTGCATCAGCAAACTTCTTCTGGTTTGCTGAGTTTAGAGCATCGTGAACTTGAACAATGATATTAGCAGTAGTCATATCAACAGGCAGCGTATCGCCGTTGGCAAACTTCACAGTTTTCATTGATTTCTTTTTCACAATGTTTTTTAGATCGTCTATCACAGCTTCGTTGATCATAGAAAAGCACTCAACCACATCAAGAGTGGTTGTGACACTCGCATCAGACCAAGCCTGATAACCAGCGGCGTGAGCCTCTTGCTCACCTGTGTCATAGTCAAGATCATAAGATGGATTTACAATACCGTCCGCATCGTCTTGAGCATCTTTCTCACCTTGGCGATACGCAGCACGAAGAGCGAGTTTACGAGCCAAAGGTGGCTTCATCTCAATACCGTTGATAATGCTTTCTACAATCCAAGCAACGAGTTTAGGATCATTGAGAGCGTCTAATACTTGCTTCATATCAGTGAGAGGTCCAACAGGTGGACGGCCGTTCTTGAAGTTGAGATAGAATGAACCATCAGCATCTTTCGCAAGAATAGGAGCATTAGCACCCATCTGACGCATACGCTTACTCACAGAAACCATATGATCTGGGTTAGGCGCACTTTCTGTCATACTCTGCCGTGTCGCTTGAGCCAGCATCATAGACTGCCACTTGTTACCATACTTCTCTTGAAACTCAGTCTTCTTTTTCATAGTGTCTTTGAGAATGTCGGCTTTGCTCTGAGATTGTTTTCCTTCAATCTCTTTACTCACAGCCACAGCCATCTTCTTCTCATCTTCGTATAAAGACTCATCGCTAACAGGATCAGCTAACCGCTTCTTAGTCTTAGTCTTAGCTTTATGGGCTTTGCCCTTATTCACGGGATCGTCGTGAAGACGTAGACCATGTTTAGCCACGAAACGATCTTCACCTGTCACGGGGGCAACTCTTGCGACCATGACAGGCTCAACAGCCTCTTCAATCCTATTGATTAGATTTTTAAACGTCTTCATGGTTTAGCCCTTCTGTTGCTCTTGCTTTCTAGCCTGCGCTTCCATTCCCCTTAGACGCTTCGCAATCTTGGGATCGGACTCATCACCTTCACCTGCCGGACGATTGCTGCGGCGTTTCTGAACGTCATTCAATGCTGCTTTGCCATAGTTGTCTAAGGCTTTGCTAGATACTTCATTGACAGCTTTCTTACCGTCTTCGTCATCATCTTCTTCTGAGATATCATCTTCGTCATCATCATCTTCTTCTGAGATATCGTCATCATCTTCATCTGAAGCCGCAGATTCTTTACGCAATTTAGCTAAGTCATTAGCGCCTATCTTGCCATCGCCATCAGCATCAATTTTCTTTTGCTTGTCAGATAACTCTTCATCTACTTCGTCTTCGTCATCAACTGATTCACTCTTCTCACTCTTCTTCAGTGGTGTATCTGTCTCTTTGTCATACTCACAATCCTCATAGATGTCAGCCTTGATCTCCTCGGTTCTAAGAGCCAAAGCAGCCGAGATTTTGTTCATCATAGCTTCGTCAAAGGCTTTACGAGCCTCGACTGGTTTTCCTTCAAAAGAAGACTTTATAACCTTGACAACATCGGCTTTAGTATCATCTTCATCTTTTTTTACAGTAGCAGTTACAGTAGCCATTATTAGAGTCTCCTATATATTTCGTTACTATTATTTATACTTTTATTACTTGCGTCAGTAGTTATCATTCTCATCGTCCTCATTCTCAGAGGTCTGATCAGATTCCGCTTCTTTTGCTTCTTTTGCTATAAGATCATCTTGCTCACGGGAATCTTCTTCTGACTGCATTAGAATGTTTTTTCGGACCCAATCTTTAGAATAGTATACTCCAACATAATCTGAAACATCACTTAGGGTCTGCGTTCTCTCTCTTAGAATCTCGGTGCGCTTGAGTTCTTCAAAGTAATTATCTTCTTGGAAGTCGTAACGGATTCTGTTCTTGATAGACTTGAACTCTTCTGGTGTCATAATACACTTGAGAACCAACTGCTTCTCTAGTATCTCATCAAAGAGAATAGAGAACCTGCTCCGGAGTCTACGAATAAACTTAGCGAACTTTACCTCATCACGGCTAATCTCTGATGTACGACCCATAGAGAATCCAGCATCTGTTTCCATACGAGAGATGGGAACGCCAAGGGCTTTATATAAGTTCTTCTGAAAATAAAGCACATCGTCCATCTCACCAAGACTTTGCCCGCCCGGGAGTGTTGTAATCTCTGTACCCTTACCACCATCACGCCGTGGTAGCCAGAAGTCTTCTAGCATAGTCATATGCTTACGGTCATCTTTGACTTCACCTGTCGTTGCGTCATAGACAACTCTATTCTTATGCTTTACCATCATATCTCGCAAATGCTGTTCAGCTTTTGCTTTGGGAAGATTGCCTACGTCAATATAGAATATTCTGCGCTCAGGCGCTCTTGAAATGCGATAGATGACCGCAGCATCTTCTAACATCTTGAGTTGGTTCATCGCCTTCATAGCTTTGTGTAGATGTGATAAGACTAATGTGTTATATTCGTTGAGTAGACCACTTGTCACACGGCAGATAGAATCACTAGCAATTCTCACGCCATTGACAGATGAGTTTCCACCTGTTACGCTACCCGCTGATTTGTTACCGTTACCAGCACCACCAATGCCACCGTTTCTCATAAACCCATTGTCTGTATAGACATAGTATTCACTCTTGACTGTCTTGAGAATGGCGTCCGTCTTAGTGTCCTTTTGCTCTTCAATTTCACGAACCTTACGCAGTTTGCGAGGATCAACTACACGAAGTTCTTGAATCCCTTTCTTGGGATACTTAGTGTCAATAATCATATGATAGTTGATACGACCATCTACATACCATCTATGAAAGATGTCGTATCCTTTATTAGAGAAATCGAGTAGGTTCAATGCTATATCAAACTCCTCTACGATCTTATCCTTCACGTTTTGAGAAAGATCAGTATCATCTAAATTGATCTCTACCGATTCATCTTTATCAGATATAACAATCGCCTCATTGACAACATCATCCACGGCTTTAGAGATTTCGGGGTGTTGTTCCATATACCTATACAAGGATACCAGTTCAGCCTCTGAAGTAGCTTCGCCTTGCATATCGATGAGCGCACGACCAAAATGACCTAGACCGTTGCCTCCAGTTGTTACCTGTAGTGCGCCATCATCATCCACCTTGTTGGTGAATGATGGTTGATTCTTGGTTTCATCATCAGCACGATTGATTGAAAATCCGAATAGTTGCATATAATATAATCTCCGTAATAGTTGAGAGTGAGAAAGTCCTCACTCTCTATTTATTACTCTGTTCCAGCGTTGCCAGTAATGCCGCCTGAGACAGTCCACCAGTCGTATTGGAAGGTTACTGAAAATTCTTCAATCGAGTCAACTGTTTCCCAGCTAGTCTCAATAGAACTTACCGATGATGGGAATAGTCCGTTGAACTGATACACTCTCAATGGTACACCAGTCTTCGAAAACTGAGTGATCTCTGCTTGCGCTTTATAGAGACTTTCACTTGCTGAAGCAAACTCACGAATATTACCTTCGTGAGAGTTGACTGAATGCATCCACTCTTCCATAGCGTTCTTTACCAAGAAGTCTTCGTCATTGATAATAGTGACTTCCCACTCGTCGAATGTTCGGTCACCCGCAAGTTTGATCGTGCGACCAAAGTAAGGGACTGATACAGTCCCAAGTGTAGACGCTGGCAAAGATGCTGCTTTACACAAAAAGGGTAACTTCAAGTCACCCGCAGAGTTTACTGGGTTAGCAAGCTGAACTTGGAAGAGCGTAGGCTTCGCTCCTCCCAGTGTTAGTTGGCTTCGTAGTTCGTTGACATTAAAGGCCATATGTTTTCTCCTCTTTTATATATTTATCTATGATTAAAACTGGCCTACGATTTCATCAAACTCAACACCTGTTCTGACAGCGACGAAGTTCAACTGAATAAAGTTGATCGACTTAGCTGGCTTGACATAGATATCTCCCACAAATTCGTTGCGGTCAATAATCTCTGGTGTGTTGTTTGTCGTATCACACACAACTCGGAAGTCGTATATACCGCGGCGACCTTGAACATCACGCAAGAATGGTTCAACTAGGTTACGGAAAGCAGCCCGTGTAAACTCATCGTTGAACTCAAAGAGTGTGGACTTAGAAGCGATAGCGATGGCTTTCTCTAGAGTAATAAAGAGGCGACGAACATTCAATCGATCAAATGCGCTAGGACGACCCAGTAGAGTTTTGTCACCGAACAAGAGTGTTCCAGATCCAGGTTGTGTGATTACAGGGTTTACGTCAGCCTTGTAAAGAATATCACGCTGCGCTTTGTTTGGATTCCAAGCAAGTTTCACAACATTCTTGATAACGCCTCTGTTATATCCAGCAGGAGAGAACCAAGGGTCACGAACATTATCTGTGCGAACAGCAAGACCAGCAATGTCACCATTGAGAGGTGTATAACGATATACGTCATTATACTTGTCATAGCGATACTTATATCCACTATCCATTACAGCATATGATGTTGACGATAAATCATTTCGGAACTGGACTACTGCGTCAGTGCGAGAACCGGAGTAGTTTACAACGTCTGTTCGGGCTGGTGATACAAAGGCTACACAGTCTTTACGGACTTCGCAAACATTGTCGATGATATAGTTAGCAAGACCTGTATCGTTTGTACCGTGACCAGCACGACCCTGTAATACAAGCGAGATATCAATATCTTCTGGTGAGACATATAGGTCATAACCTTTTGCGAGTTTAGACAGTGAGATAGACGATTCGCCGTCACCGTCTGCGCCACCTGTAAACTTCTCATATCGCACTGTAGTGCCAGTGGTGAGATTAGATTCTGTAGCCCAAATCCAATTAGAACTCTGTGCTATAACATCTTTATAATACTTTGATTCACCTTCTTCGCCACGGGATGTTGATATGACACTCATGCCCTCCCAT